TCCATTATCTTTGATTCTGCTATTAGAACCATCATGGAAAATCTGTAGGTCATTGCCAGCACCAAATTGTGCTTTGTTGTTGTCGCCAAAGTTAACGTCACCTGTAGTGGCAAAGCCGTTGATAGTGTCAATGTAAGCAACACCGTCTACGTACAGGTCATTCCACTCTGCGCCGACTGCTCCTAAGTTATAGGTGTCGTCAGCAGAAGGGAGAAGGTTAGATGCAATGTCTGCCGTAACGGTTACAGTGTCTGAAGCGGCATTGCCCAAAACTGTATTGCCGTTGACAGTAAGCCCGTCAATAGTAACGGTGCCTGTGAATGTGGGATTTGCCGCGTCTGCTTTAGTAGCAATCGCTGTCGAAATGTTATCGAATTCTGTTTCAAACTCCGAACCACGAATGATCTTGCCAGAGTCACCTGACGGCAAGGAATCCTTTGCTTCAAAGTCAGTGGTCTTTGTGTAATTGGACATGGCTAAGTTTCCTCTTGCCTAGCTAAATCAAAAAGAAGAAGGGGGCCATAAAGACCCCCAAAAGGTTCTTATGCAGATGGTACTGCGAGAACGAAACCAGCTTCAGGACGGTACACTTCGACACCGTACAGGCAGTCAGCCGTGTACAGAGTTGAGAGGTATTCCTGCTTGTACTGAGTTTGCGAACGTACAGACATTTGCTCTGCAAGAACGATAGCGTCACGGTGGAACAACATAGCCGCACGAGTGTCTACAGAAGATGCAGTGTTGTCTCCCGCCGCTTCGATAGTTGCACAGTTAGCTGAGACGTAAACGTCTACACCGTAAAGGTTACCGATAAGACCAGACTGGACTGACTGACCAGATACGAAGTCAGAAGACACGTAGCGGTCGATGCCCATGATGGCGTTACGGGTTGCAGGTGGGATAACAAGTACACGATCTTCCATTGGGACGTTGTTGTCGTCCAACTTCTGGATCATGTCACGGAAGAACGCGTCAGTGAACTCGTCGCCAGCTACAAGAGTGTCGTCGGTGTACTGAGTAGTTGTACCGTTGTCGTTAAAGAAACAACCAGTGTGCTGGTAGTCAGTTGGAGCCGCGCCGAATACAACAGCACCGCCGTCACCGAAGCCAGTACCACAAGAGTGGAGGTCGTTGTCGATCTTAGTAGCAAGCGCATAACCAGCGTCTTCAGTGTAGAACTGACGGAGGCTAGAAAGTGCCTGGACTTCTACGATGTCTTCGATGAGACGTGAGTACTCAAAGTGACGATCGATATCTACAGTCAATTCGCCTTCTGTGTTAGCGATGATAGTAACAGCAGTGTCAGCCGCTTTAGCGTTAGCATCTCCACGAACAGGCTTAGGAATGTGAAGCTTGTCGCCCTTCTTGCCAGACATAGTAATCTTCTTAACAAGGGGAGCCATCTTCAGGTTTTTCTGATAAGCGGCGATGATCTCGTCTGACCAAATTTCTGGGATGAACTTGTCAGCTTCAGTCTTCGCCGTATTACCGGCGGCGCCGGGATAAGTTGCAGTAGCCATGTCAAATCTCCTTTAGATTATTTGACTCGACCCTCTGCGTACGCCTGCAAAATCTCAGGTGATAAGGCTTGGTAACGCTCGGGGTCTGTTTTCATAAGTTTAATAATGTCGGCCCTGCGATACGTCTTCTTTCGCGATCCCTCACCACTGCCTCTCGTGTTGCCTGTATTAGCCGCCTTGAGTTGCTGTTTCCGCACCTGCTTTTCAACATTTGCGGTTTGCTGGGCAACTGTCTTGCGTTCTTTCCAAAGAGAGAACAGCTCGTCAGCCGCATCAGCGTTGTACTCTTGGTCAGCTTGTACAAACAACTGAGTCCTAATCTTCGAGGCTTTGATCCAATCTGCAAACTTAGAATCACCAAGGATCTGTTGCATATCGGGATGCTTATTACCCAGAGCCGCTAATGCGGCCTGCTTTTTGTAATCAGCAGTGTACTGCTCCGCCTCTCTGATTTTAGGGTGATTCTCAATAGCACGATTAACGGCGGCTTGAGGATCGGTAAAGTAGTCAATATCACTTTCAGGCTCAACATTGTTCTGTTGAGGTGCTGATTGTGGTTGAGCCGTAATGTACTCATCCACTACCTTTCGAAGCTCACCGACTTCAGAAGAGTGCCGACTCATCACCTTTTCAACTTCTTGGTGCATCTGAACGACTTCTTTCAGAGATTTACCACGGTAACGCTCTGGAATATTGTCGTCAGTATCTTGCTCTTCTACGTCTTGAGTTTGCTCAACCGCTTCGACGACAGATTCCTCTGCCTCTAACGATTCAGTCTCGTTCGCTTCGTTTTCAATGTGTTCTTCATTATCCCCTTCAGGGTGAAGGTCAAGCATTGTTGCTCTAGACATTAATTAAACTCCATTTGGAGATTTACGTTTCCTGCCAGCTTCTTCATGTTCTCGCACCCACTTCATGTGACGACCCGGAAAGTCCCCACTTGAACCGTCGAGTACGCATTTAGGCGCTGACAGCATTTTAGTAGCAGTCAAGCCACAGTCGCACCTACTGACTGTCTCTCCACTACGTACCATCTTTTCAAATATACGACCGCAATCACAGCGGAAATCATATATTTTATACATCTAGCTCTTCCTGAGCTTCTGCCTCGGCTTGGTCTCGCGCCGCAGAAATTGTCCCCTCAAGGTTAATTACTGTAGCTAAAGCGGCAACCTGCCCTTTGCGGTAAAACAATTCTTCCTGATCTTTGACAGTTTGAATGTCTGCTAACTGCTTTGCGTTGTTAGACAGTTCTTCTACTAACTGCTTATAACCATCATGGTTAAATAGCTGATTGTAGTTATCAAAGTACCTCTCAAGTTCAGGTGTCATACATTGTCCTCTCTTTGGTTGATTTGTGCCTTGTAGCACGATTTTATAAAAATGTCAGGCTTTTCGTGATCGAGCCGTCTTTTTTGCAATCTTCTTAGGCTGAGACGAGTGTTGCTTTCCTGCCTTTGTATCCTTTCGTTTCTTGCGTGTAGTCGCCGCATACTCTTTAGCTGACAAGGATTTGATTGCTTTTTCAGGTAAGTATCGCTCGCCTGTGGCCTTTGACCCTTGAGTCGATGGCTTGCCTGACTTAGTACGCCACTTCTGTTTAGTCCATTTCTTCAAAGACTTTTGAGGCTTCTTGAGTGCCATTACTTATAGCCTCCGCCCTTGGCCTTGTATTCCTTGGCTAGCATCTGCGCTTTACGAGCAGACCACTGACCGGGCTTACCACCTTTGCCGCCTGCTTTAATCTTACTAAACAGGTTTTTCCGCATAGTAGGCTTGGTGTAATTACCCGCCTGATTAACCTTAGATTTTGTCTTAGCCTTTGGCATGACTACTTCTTCTTTTTATTCTTTTTGTTAGTAAGCATACGCCCGTTACGCTTAGGCATAGCTGGCTTTTTCTTTGGCTTAGCTGACTTCATTCCGTAACCGGGCATAACGCCCTCCTTATTTCTTGTGAACCTTCTGAACCGAAAAATCTGCTGATTTAGATGCGCCTTTATGTGGCTTATAGCCCTCAGCAGGATCTTTCATTAGCTTGTATTCTTTACCGGACTTCATCCAGTGATAGCCTTTAGGTGCTGGTACTTTCATGTCCTTTACCATTTGACCTTATGCGACCAATAACGCGCAGATAGTTTACTGGGATTTGAGTCTTGGGCATTGTGCCTGGCATAGTAGCTTTTCTTTCGCGCTTTATCTTTTGCGCTCTTAGGACTCTTGCCTGCACCTTTAACACCCTGCTGACCAAACCGTATCGTTTTGATCTTATCACCATCTTTCGCAACTACAACATGCGATTTAGTGGGATGGCTGGGGGTTCTCTTCGGCTTGTTGAACCCGCTTACGCCCGCGCGTGCCAGCCTTGGGTCTTTTTTCGATGGCATTAGATAGCTCCTCAACCTTTTCCTGAAGTTCTTCTACCTCTTGAGCTAACGGCTCAATCATCTGGCTCATACGTAGAAGTAGCAATTGAAATTCTCTATCGGTAAACATTCTCTTTCCTAGTTGTATGGGAACCATTCCCCGAACTTGCGAACATACGTAAAGATAGCAGTAGTATCAACTGTGTTAAGTGTTACCGTTGTACCGCCAAACTCATCTCCCGCCGTGTTGTATTTAGCTACGTTGTAAAGTGCTGACGTTGATGTGATGTTAATGTCGCCTACAATCTTTACGGTATTCGACGTGGTTAGCTTGACCATTACAGTCTCACGATCTTTAGGCTGTTGGTTAAGAACTACCGTAAGGTCTGCACTGCACCTTAGTATTTCAGTGCCTTCGGTCGTGTGATCCGCACTAATCGCAATAGCATCGGCTATCGCAAGATCGGCTCTAGACTGCGGTATATAGCTCATTAGATTGCCAACCACTCTTTAAATTCTTGGATGTATACCAAATGAAGCGTTGTATCATCCTGCTCAACAATAATACTGCGAGCGCCAAACTCGTTAATGTTGTATTTAGCTACATCATAGTACGACATGTTGACGATATTAATCTCACCGACAATATCAATCCGATCATCGGTACGGCAGTTAATGATGACTGTCTCTCGATTTTGTGGATGCTGTCTTAGATTAATGACAACACTCTGGGTAACCTTGAGGATTTCTGAGCCACCCGTCGTATGATCTGTAGTAAGTATCTTGGCTGTAGCGTTCTTTAAGTCTGCGCGACTAGCCATACTGCCCATTGAGATGTTGTAGACATTAGGTGCTTGCGCTTCGTTAATGTCTTTTACAGATCCGGCATCTATCTCTTCGCCATCTGTCATCTTAAGAACAAGGTGACCATCAAAGTCTATAGACGCATCTTCAATACCTACGCCATCTTCCCCTTTTTCTCCGTCTTCACCGTCCTTACCGTCTTTACCGTCTATACCGTTCTTGCCAGTTAATCCGGTTTTTCCGGTTTTCCCGGTTTCTCCTTTTACCCCTTGGGGGCCGGGGTCACCTTTATCGCCCTTTTCCCCACGGATAGCCTCTACTGCCTGTATTTTAGACAGTAGCTTGTCGTAAATGGCGGTAAGTTTTAAGTCCAAATTCATTGCTGGTTAAGACGTTGCATCAACATTTTTTCAGCTTCACGGGTTTCATCCGCTTGCTTTTGAACTTGCTCGTTACCTTGCTCCCTAGCTTTAACTTCACGCTCTTTAAGTAATGTCTGCGCTACCTTCATTCGACGCTCAAACTCTTTGTCGTCTTGATCGCCTTCCTTGAGGTTTCGGGTAATCGCATTAATCTTATCAATCTCAAGCTCTTGCGGTACGGCTTGCGCTTCTGCCGCCAACTTTCCTGCCCTAGCCGCAGACTCTTGCGCCTGTGCATTGAGTGCCGCTGTTTGAGACTGCTGGAACTCCATTTGCGCTTGTTGAACAGCCATCTGAGTTTGCTGTGCTTGCGGATTAGGTTGCATTGCTTGAGACATTGCCGCGATAAGCTCTTCACGATTAGACAAGTTCATGTTGTCTACAATACTTTGAATCAATGTTGGATAGAGTGGTGAATCCTGACCCATAGTTTGTAGGAGCTGGACTAGCTGAGTAACCTCGTACTCACGAGCAATAATGCCTAGAGTACTGCTAGCATTAAACCTATAGTCTGCAACCGGGTAAGTTTCGGGATCAAACTGCATGTACCTGTATGCGGCCTTTTTAACAAACGGGATCAAGAAAGACTGCTGGAAGTTAATTAGTGTTCGCTTGTGACGCTTAATGATTGCGCCCAATGACATGCTAATTCCTGCGGCAGTGCTCTCGCCATTAACCTGACCTGCAATGCCCGCTGAATCTACTGCACCAGTAGCCTGCTGAACCATCTGCTGTAATGCACCAGCTTGTGCAAAGGTAATCTGACTGACTTGCCCGAAATTAAACGGCTGAAGCACTTCTCTTGGGTCGCCATTCGTAAGAATCATCTTACCGGGACGCACTTCAGGCTTTGCTCCACGCGGAAGCCGCGTAGCATCAATAGCCATCATTGGGTGAATTGTTAAACTTAATGCGTCGATTCTAGCTCGCAGTTCCGTATCGAGAGCCTTCTGTGAGTTATATCCCTTCTCACAAACACCTCTTCCCCAGAATCGCCCTGGCACCACATCCCAAGGGAATGCAACAACAGGTCGGTCAGTCATCATGTAAGGATTGGCTTCCGCCTTGAGAAGAATCCCACCGTTTGCGATAACAATAACAGCCTCAACGTACTTGCTGTCTTCGGCATCACCAAGATCATTGTTGTCACTTAGTGCTTCGTTAAGTAACTCTCTAGGTACAAGACCGTAGTACTTAGTCAGCCGTACCTTGTCGTCATTGTAAATTGTAATGTCTTGATCCGGCTCAAGATCAGTATCTGCCGCCGCTGGGCCAACGTACTCATCACGATATACGCCTTGCTCTTGCAACTGTTCAACGATATGACGGCTAACAAACTCATCAATACATACGCCTAACGCGTCATCTACGTTTGTAGCAACAGGATCAATCAAGAAGTTTTGGGGAAGAACAGGGCGTAGCTTTACCTTTACTTTGTCTTGGACGTTAACGCCAACAGCTTGAAGGTCGCCATCCATGATAGGCTGGGTAGCAGGCACCATTTCTTTGACTTCTTCGATAACGATCTCGCCAATACCCGTACCAAATACAGCGGCATTGATAAGACATTCAGCAACGGCCTTACGCACCATGCACTCTTCAAAGTCTTCAGTAAGCTTGTTTCGTAAGAACAAAACATCCTGACGCTCGGTATCACCTAGATTATCCGAGACATCGAACCATTTGCCTCTACCAAAAGTCGCCTCTTCAAGTTCAGCAACATTGGACTCAACAGCTTGCTGTAGAGCAGGAGAAATAATACGACTACGCTCAGACTTGCGCTCGCTATCAGCAGGATCCCAAATGCCGCGCCATAGCCGATAGTATTCTTCAAAGCGCCCTTCGTAGTTTGATTCATAGTAATCGCGCCAATCTTCGCACTTGCTGATAACCCAATCCTCAACTGAGGCTTCAATTACAATTGGATCTTCTTCGTAAGCATCACTCATATTAGTATCCCGCCACTATGTCTAGGATGTCGTGGTCGTCTATTTCGTATTCGTAGTCATAAACAACATTTGCCAGTTGGTCAATGTAAGCCAATGCGTCTATTAAGTCGTCGTGGGTCAAAGGATCAGGGAATTGGAACAGTTGGTCAAGGAATCTTGCATTCCATTCGCCCTTGTTTAAGGTGATATAGCCATTCTCAAAGCGCCCTTGTAGCGCCCACATGACCCTATCTACTTTCTTTTTGTTGCCGTGGGTTAGTTCTTCTACCCTAAAAAACGTACCGTACTTCTTTTGTAGGTCAACAAGAGGAGACATCACCGCTTGCTTGGCTATGCCCCTCTCGATGCCTACAGATACAGGCTTGTAATCTCTTACGGCTTGGAAGATTTTGATCGCGGTTTCGTCGAGCGTCCACCTGCCGTGGATGATGTTTTCGACGTACCAGCCTTCTTCCGAGACGTTGACGACTGCGATCGCGGTTTCGTCGAGCTTTTGGTTTTTGGTGCGCTTTTTGTTGACTTCTTCGAAGCCGGCGAGGTCGATGGCGATGTAGTAGTCGCCTTCGGGGTTTCGGTCTCCTTCGACCCTAACCCAATCTTCTTTAAACATTTCTGAACCGCGAGCTTCAAACGAAGCCATAAATTCTTGACGGAAAGCATAACTAGACATACTCCTTTTAGCAGTATTGATTTCATCTTTATCAAGCAGAGGATTATCGTAAGAAGTAAAATGGTAGGCCGTGTAAGTTTCATCATCGCCTAACTCCGCATACTTATACAATTCGTAAAAATGATTCCTCCCCATTGGTGTCCCAATGAACATCGCACATCCCTTCTGATCCGCCAAGGCGGGTCTCAGGATTTGCTCGAATACGTCAGGCTTCATATCTGCGTACTCATCGAGCACTAAGAACTTTAGGCTAACACCTCGCATCGTCTCTGGTCTATCGGCGCCCTTGAGGCTAATGGTTGCTCCATTGACCAGTTTGATTTGGAGATTATTGATGTGACTACCAGCGATAACAGGATGACCCAACTCCAAAAGAGTTTGCCACATAATGTCCCGCGCCTGTCCCTGCGTTGGTGCAACGTAGAATACATGTCCCCTATCGGCCTGCAAAGCATTGACTATTAGCATCCATGCGGCTAGGCGGGACTTACCCGTACGTCTGCCAGCCGCTACAATTTTAAATCGGGTATCGTCTGCCCAGACTTCTTGTTGCCAAGGCAGTAGCTCTATATTGAGATCACTCATAGAAAGCTATGATCCATTGAAGTTATTGAACACCGGAGACGCTTCTATCAAGTCAAAGGTAACAACTACCTCTACGTTACCTGCACTACCACTAGATGCTTTAATAATGTCTCCGGGTTGTAGAACAAACACGGCATTACCGTCAATCAGCAAATTTTCCTTCGAGGATATGTTAGTGCCGTTGTAGATATACACGTCTGTAGTAGGGCTAGGCTTGTCTACAAACAGCGTAATGCT